CCGTAGTTCTGCCTAAGCCGTCTTTGGCAATGTTGAATAATACTTTAGGTAATGCCATTATTTTTTAGTTTTTTTTAGGGTTTAAATTAGGAATATCTTCCTCTGAGTTTTCTGAGCTATCGGACTTGTCGGGTACGTCAGACTGGTCTGAAGTTTCTTGTTTGAATTCCTCTATAGCGCTATCCTCTAAGGTTTGTGCGTGGTTTTGTGCATCTTTCTTTAGTAAGAATAGAAACCCATCTGAGGTAGCAAAGAGCTCTTTTGTTGCTTTGTTTTCCTCAAAATATTGTTTTGCTTTTTCTGCTGTTGTCATTGTATTCTATTTTAAAGTTAATATAGGAGTAGGGTGAGGTATGGATACCATTGAACTCGTCCACTCACCCTACTATGTTTCCTATAAGATTGCTCCTAAGAATTTAGGGTTTTTAGCTCGGATAACTCCTACTAAGGCGCGCTGAGCAAAAGAGATGGTATCAGCTTGTAGCCCAGAGTCACGCAAAGTAGCATACATCTCTACATCGCCAAAGCAACGGAACACCTCATCAGTTACCCACATAAAGGAGGCACGCTTATCAGTGTTATCCTTGGTTGCTCCAAAAGGTTTTTTAACACCTGCAGAAGTGTATAGCGGATTTTGGCTATATTGGAAAACCTTAATGCCGTACATTTGTTGTTCACTTAGGATATCCTTATATAAGCGTTTATCCTCTTTACGAATACGAGCAAAATGTTCGGGGGTGAAACAGATATTGATTCCCTCAAGGATGTCATTCTCCTCCATAAACTGCTTAAGGTCTATGATAGCATCAATCACTGAGTCACTAGCTGAGAGGTTGCACACCTTATTCCCCGCTCCATCTTGCTTAGGAGCCCAAGCGTAAGCGGCACGTTTGCCGATGTTCTTCGCTAAAGATATGCGGTGGCGTTGTATTACACTGGAGCGTTTGTCGTATGCAAGCTCAACCTCTTGCAACTCTCTGTGGCGTGTTTGTTCGGTAGAATAGGTGTGTAACACTACCTCATTACCTATATCGGTAATATCGGTAACAGGCAATGGGTTATTAGCCGTAGCAAAATAATCTTCATGTACGGCAGGTTCCACGCCTGCTTCAGCAAGGTGTAACTTGTTATGCTCTACATATTGAGACAAGTCTACACTTTGGTATATAAACGAGTTATTAGGCACAGGGTTTTCTTTAATACCTGCTATCCATACTTCTGTCTGTAGCCCTGCCATAGCTACTCCTTTGAAAATAGAGGGAGTAACATATTGAACTATAGTAGAAGTCGCTACAATAGTTGTTGCTACTATGGGTACTGAAGCACCTACGATTGGTGCAATAAACATTGAGGCAATAAGTGCCAATAATGCATTAACGAATAATGCTTTTAATGATAATTTCATACTGTTTTAAATTGTTTTTAAAGGTTTATTAAATTACTTTTCGGTGTAGCGTACGCCCTTAGCATAATCTTTGGCTAAGCGGGCATACTCCTCAGGCTGTTCGTCTCTGAGTTGACGGAGCTTTGCAGGGTTGTACTTTTGCAAGTAGTCAAAGTTTTCATCGGCAGTACCTGTTGGTTTTGCACCTGCCCCTAGCACTACCTCACGCACTGTGTTAGCCTTTCCTTGCTGTGTATTCTCAGCTTCTTTGTCGGCTACAAGTTTAGATAGTACCGCTTTTTGTCCGTCAAAATCGGCTTCAAACTGCTTTAACTGACTTTCTTTGAGAGCTTCAGGGATAAGCCCTAATTGTACAGCTTTATCTACTAATGTAGTAGCTTCAGACTTGTGAATCTCTCTAATTGTCTTTTTCAGAGCCACCACTTCGGCTTCTGCTTTTTCTTTGTCAGTTTTGAGGCTATGTAGAGCACTAAGTACCGCTTCCTCTTTTGTGTTTTCGCCCATACCTAAGGCAAGGGTTATCACTTTAATGTCCATATTGTTTGATGTATTAGTTACTATTTTTTTGAGTTGAAAGGGCTTACCATCTTTGGATAGCTTGAGAGCGTTGTCGTTGCCTCCTATATCAACAATGGAGATTTCCACAAGCTTACAAGCAGTTACTGTTTCATATACTTGTCCTTCTAAAAGATGATGTGGATCAGCAGATACTTCTTTGATTTCGGCAAACATTGAAGCCATACGTATATAGCCACGTTCTACTTTGCCAGCTATCTTCTTAGCAAACTCGTCTTGCTCGTCAAACTCTACTTCAGCTATAAGGGTAGTCCCTTCTTTGTAGAGCTTTGTACAACGTCCAATGACTTCACTGCCCTTGTTGCCATATCCGTCTCGCTCGTGCATAAATAGTACCACGGGGTTGCGCATATATTGGGTGTAGTCAATACCATCTGTAAGGATACGGTAGCCATAGCTATTAACGTTCTCGGTATTGATGATAAATTGGTGCTTCATTGACTTCCTTTTTGGGGTTAATTTCTCAATTCGGGTGCAAAGGTATTGCAGGTTTTACGTCGAGGAAAATCGGTAAACAAACCTTGTACTAATTCTGTACAACGATTGTACAGATTTTGTACAAGGCTTGTATAAGAATTTCGTCACCTCCCTTAATCCCACGAACTTTGCAACGAAAAAACAAAGAAGTATAATGGAATTTGACCTCAAAGAACTCACTGCACGAGCATTTTTGGATTATGTAGGCCCAGCCTTTCCTTCGTGGTGGGCTAATAACAAAACAAAATATGTACTTCCAAGCCTCTCCAATATTAGCGAGGCACGTAGCAATGGTAGCCAATACTTTATGACCTTTAAGGTTGCCGATAAAGCAGGCGTACAAACACTTTTCCCTAACGAACCTTTGGTGAGCTTTTCACTCACTAAAACCATTGTAGAGACGGCAACAGTGGGCAAACACCGCAGAGGTAAGGTAAAGGAGTACATAGCTACCGAAGACTGGCAGATTACCATTAAGGGGCTTTGCATAGACACTAATAATCCCGACTTGTACCCTACAGCACAAGTGCAAAGCCTTAACCGCTTGTTTGAAAAGAACGAAAGTCTGGAGGTCATAGGTAACAAACTCTTTACCCTCTTTGATATTCGTAACATCGTGCTAAAAGATATTAGCTTCGAGGCTATGGAGGGCAAGGAGGGCATACAGAAATACACCATCAAAGCCGTGTCAGATATGGACTTCTATGCTGAGTTAGATGAAAAGAGAACACAATTAAACCACTTATACTAATGTTTGTATTACAAGCGATTATCAAAATAGGAGATTACACTTTCAAGGCCGTGCATAGTGTGAAAATCACCAAATCAGTAGACGAATTAGCCGACACCTGTACTATTGAACTTCCTACCCATTTTAAAGTAGACAAAGGGGGTGAGTCCCTCTATACAGAAAAGGCTATCAAAGCAGGTGATAAGGTGAGTGTTACCCTTGCTTATGAGGGGGTATATAGCGGAGTGGAGTTTGAAGGATATGTAAAGAAAGTTAAACCGAGCATTCCCGTAAGTATAGAATGTGAAGATGCTATGTATTTACTTAGAAGAAAGAATATCAACAAATCGTGGCAAAATACAAGCCTAAAAGAAGTATTGCAGGAGGTAGTGAAAGATACACCTATTGCCCTGGATGATAATATACCACAAATGCAGTTAGACCAATGGCTCATTCGTAATGCCAATGGTACGCAGGTATTGGATAAACTCAAAGAGGAATTTAGGCTAAGTATCTTTATTAACGATGAGGGCAAGCTATATGCAGGGCTTTCGGAGCTTACTAATATAGGGCAAACAGCACGCTATGACCTCAATTACAACATTGTGGCGAACGACTTGGAATATCGTACCAAAGACGAACGTAAGCTAAAAATACGATATACCTACATAGATAAGAACAACAAAAAGAAAACTGTAGAGGAGGGTGATCCCGATGGCGAGCTAAGAACCTTTCACACCTCTGTGGTAAGTGATGAGGCTAAGCTACGAGCTATGGCACGGGCAGAAATGGAAAAACTAAAGTATGATGGCTTTGACGGCTCTATAACGAGTTTTTTAGTACCCTACGCCACGCGAGGTATGCAGGCACATATTATTGATAAAGAACTGAAAGAGATAGACGAACGCTATTTCATTAAAAAAGTAGAAACTACCTTTGGGCGCAATGGAGCACGCCGACAAATAACCATAGGAGCAAGATTATGAGTATAGATAGAGAATTAGCCGAGGGGCTTCGTAAGTTAGGCAAACGCAAAACCCCTACCATAGCCGTAGAAGTAGTATCAGTAGACAAAGCGCAAGGCACGTGTGAGGTGAAAGACGATGAGCTACAATATACTGTGCGTTTAGCTTCGGTGATTAATGATAACACCGAGCGTTTTTACCTCTTCCCAAAGGTAGGGAGTAGTGTGTTGATTGCTTCGATAGGGGAAGACGAAAACCGCTATTATGTGGTAGCTTATAGTGAGATTGAGAGCGTGAGCCTACGAATAGAAGACACTCAGTTTACCATAGACAAAGCGGGGGTACATCTGCAACGCGGGGAAGTAGATTTTAAAAGCCTTTTAAACGAGCTTTTAAATGAGCTTAAAACAGCTATCATACAAACCCCTGCAGGAGTTGGGAATTTTGCCCCTAACAACGTGGCAAAGTTTGACGAGATTAATAACAAGATAAATGAATTACTACAATAGATATGGCACGATTGACAGCTGTAGAGGCAGATTATAAAAGGTCGCAAGGTAAAGAACTTTTTACTAAGGGTTTTAGCATTGCCAATATATCGGAAATGATAGGCATAGGTATTAAGACACTTGGCAAGTGGAGAGAGGAGGGCAAATGGGACGATGAGAAAGAGCTACAAACACTCAAGCCTTCTAATATTCGCAAACTCACCCTCAAGTGTGCGCAGGCTATTGAGCGAGGCGAACCCTTACCTTATAAGGCGGACGATATTACTAAGATTGTAGCCGCTTTTGACCGTATCACTGACCATAATAAGATTGCAGTATATACGATGGAAAGCCTCGACGGCTTTACTAACTTTATATTGGAAAAGGCGGGACAAAGCACGGGTAAAAAGCGTGAAACTTATATGAATACTATTAAAGAGATACGCCCTTACTTTGATATGTATATAACCGAATTATTACAACGAGGAGATGACTAAAACAGAACTCAAAGAAGCTAAAGAACGCTACTTTGCTAAATCCAAAATGATACGAGAGCTTACCTATGAGGCTATCCAAAAGGAAACAGCCGACGAGCAGGAAGCACGTATCAAACGGCTACTAAAACCCGAAAATTACGGTGAGTTTTTCGATTACTATTTTGGTTTAGACAGTGGTTTGCCTTTGGGCGATGCCAAGACACCTAAGTTTCATATTGATGACTATATAAGGCTATACAAAGACCCTTATATCCGTCAGTTTAGAAAGAAGTTTAGGGGTGCAGGTAAGTCCATACAGTCCAATGTGGGCAATATATGCCATCTCAAACAGAACAACCTTACCTTCTTTCCTATCCTTATAGGAGCGAACGAGGGGCTGGCTAAAATACTACTGTCTGATTTACAAGCACACTTAGAGAACAATCAGAAGTTTATCAAGGACTTTGGCTTGCAACTCTCTTATGGCGATTGGTCGGATGGCGACTTTCAGACTACTGACGGCAAGCACTTCAAAGCCTTGGGGCTTAACCAACCTTTTAGGGGGTTGCGCTTTGGTATGTATCGCCCTGACTTGGCTATTTTAGACGATATAGAGGACTTAGACCGTGCCAAACGCCCCGATATGATAGAGAAGTATGGCAAGAAGATAACGGGCGACTTGGTGAAAGCCTTTCACCGCAAGCGGGGTAGGCTCATCATCAATAACAACTACATCGTCAAAGACGGCATTTTGGACTACCTCTATGATAAATGGAAAGATAGCCCACACCTGCACGACTCGGTTACCAATTTGGCTACTGCCAACATCACCCGCGAGAACTATATGGATGTAGAGTGGGAGCCCTCGTGGAAAGAACGAGATACTAAGGAGGATATTATTCGCATTCTGCTCAATGATGACTACTATACCTCACAGCGCGAAGATTTCAACAACCCTATTGAAGAGGGCAAGCTCTTTAAGGCGAAAGATATTGCCTTGGTACGCATAGCAGACAACGAGGCGTGGGACGGCTTGCTTGACCATTGGGACTTATCCTATACCGCTACGGGTGATTATAAAGCGGGGGTACTCATTGGTATCAAAGGTATTAAGCTGTACGTGTTGGAGGTATTCTGCCAACGTTGTGAGCTTAATTCAGCTATGGAAGTACGTGCTCAGTGGGTAAAGAAGTATCTTAAAAAAGGCTATAACACTATGGGCTTCTTTGATGCTACTATGGCGCAGAAAGCCGTCTATACCCCTATTATTATGCAGAGTGCAGAGGACAACGCTTGCCCTAATATCCCTATTGGTCTGCACCAGGAGGGCGACAAGCACAATCGCATTTCGGCAGGGATTACCAATGCGCTCTTCCGCAAGATATTGTACTGGGACGAGACTCTTCCCAAGCGTTCAGAAAAGGACTATAACGCTTTTATTAAGCAGGTACTTTCCTTTGAAAAAGGGACTACCTCACACGATGACGCCCCCGATACTTTAGAGCGTGCTATTACCCTTGCCCAACAGTATTTTGGCTATACCGAAAACCCTTTACAAAGCGGGCGACCTTTTATTGCTAAACACAAACGTAGAACTATATGAGTACTCCGAGAAAAGAACTATTTGTAAAAGTAAAACAAGCTCTTGCTACGATTGAAGGCATTGAGCTGATAGACCTACAACGCGGTCAGTTTGACAACCCCGAAAACGGCTACCCCGAAATATGGACGGCTTGTCTCATTCAGGTAATGCCTATCACCTACGAGACGATGACCCAACACGTACAAGAGGGCGAGTGTGAGTTTCATATCGACTTTTATTGCAAAGACGGATGGACAGACCAACACTTAGGCTCTGCTGACCCCGAAGAGGGACTTATGGAACTGGATATATTGGACAAAATCACCGATACGATACAATTCCTGCAAGGCGAACATTTCAAACCCGTACAGCAGGTGCGAGAGGAGGAACTACGCTTAAGTGATGACGGCATTATGAGCTATCGCATAACCTTTACCACTCATATTTATAGGCGTACACCCTACCCCTATACGGGTAGAAGATTGCAAATCGCAAGTAATTAATCTCTTTTACCTCCTATATTCCCCCTTTGAAGGGGGTAGGGGGTTGTTTATTAACAACTAATCATTAGTAACGTGTATTTAACGAAAGACGAACTCAAAACCGTAGCCACCAAAGAGGTAATAGACCTTATCACCCAAGGTGATGAGCAGATAGTAACTGAAATCATTGCCGAAAGCATAGACCTAATGGCTTCTTACCTCTATAAGTATTACAATACGGAGGCTATTTTCGCCAAAGAGGGCAACGAGCGTAGCAAAATACTGCTCAAGTACCTCAAGGATATTGTTATCCACGAAATCTATATAAGGCGAAGTAAAACCTTTAATCAAGTAGCAAAGCTCCGCTATGATGAGGCTATGCTATGGCTCGAAAAGATAGCCAAAGGCGAGATAGAAGTCGCCTTACCCAAGCGCCTCAAAGATACCGATGGCGACGGCACCCA